TTACTCGATTTTGGGCGGCAGCTTCGGATAAAGCACCAGCTCGAAATTATCAAACGGGCCATTACGCCCGGAGCGCTCATTCTTGGTGTACTCGACCTTTTCCAGAACCTCTTTCAGCATTTCATTTTTGGCTTGAGCAGAGGGGAGAACGGGGTACACTTCGAGGAGCTTTTCGACCTTTGGTATGACATTGAGGCGGCTGGCGGCACGTTCCTTGTCCTCCTGTACTTCGGCGGTAAGGGCAGAAATATCTTCCTTGGCAGCAGCGATACGCTCAGTGAGAGAGCGGGAGCGCACGAGGAAAGTGTTGGTATCGTAAACACCCTGTTCTAAAAGGTCGTGAGTGCGGTCAAGCTGCTTGTGCAGCGTTTCAAGTTCGGTCACAGTTTTACGCAGAGCCTTTTGTTTGAGGTCGAGGAGAGCTTGCTCGTCCGCTGGGAGTTTATCAGACCATTCGAGGCGATAGCCCTCCAACCATGAGGAGAGAGCCTGCAGCAACCGTTCTTCGACATATTCATACTTCGAGCCTACATTGTCGCAGAGGCGGTTGTGACAGATAAGCATATCAAGGCGACCTCTCCGCAGGACGATACTGCGGCCACATTTCCCGCAGACCAGAATACCGGCCAACGGATTTACCACGGAATTTCGTTTCGGAACCGGCGGCGGGCCGGAGCGTTTGAGTAGGTCTTGAGCTTTTCGGAAAATAGCTTCGTCAACTATCGCAGGGTGCAAGCCGTCAACGTATATTACATCGTCGGCAGGAGCCTTGTATCGCTCAACCTCAATGGAGTTGTTGACAATCCTTTTCTTGGACTTGTTTACACCCCAGCGGACTTTGCCGATGTATGCGGGATTTTGTAAAATGCACTGCACAGTCCTGTCATTCCAGTATTGAGCAGAGGAGGGCGGAGCCACACCAAGACTGTCGAGCCGCTTCGAGATAGTGTATGTTCCGAGCCGACGGACTTCGCCGTTTTCGTCCTCCTCGCCAGAGGTATAGAGTTTGAAAATAAAGCGGACGATGTCAGCCTGTTCTTCGACAGGGCGGAGCGTCCAGCCTTTATCACCCTTAATGCGGACACGCTCATACCCGTAAGGCGCAAGCCCGGACACCCATTTACCCTCTTTGGCAGAGGCGTTCCGGCCACGGACTAAGCGGCGGTTTATGGTTTTGTATTCACGCCGGGACATGAACAGGCCGAACTCGAAATATTCTTCGTCAAATTCATTTGCCGGGTCATACACTTTCAGCGGCGTAATGATTTTAGTGCCAGAGTATTTGAAAGCCTGCGCCATAACGCCTTGGTCGATTGTATCACCACGGGCAAGACGCTCGACCTCAACGACGAGAACGCCCTCCCACTTTCCGTCCTCGACCTCTTGCAGGAGCTTTTGGACGACGGGGCGGGCAGCTATTGTTTCGCCGGAGACGATTTCACGGTAAATTTGCGTGATGTTATAATGCCCTCGTTTGGCAACTTCGAGCAGGAGCTTTTCATGCCGGGCCAGAGTTTCACCCTCGCCGTGAGCCTCCGCCTCGATGTCGGCACGGGATTTACGCAGGTAAAGGCAGTGAGCCAAAATAAACACCTCCTCGGTAAAAGAAAAGCCCCTCACATGGAGGGGCGGAAGTCAACAACAATCACATTGCCGTCTTGCCGGAGAATGCGCCGGTTACGCCGTTCTTGACGTTAAAAGCGATTTCCATATCGGCTTGCATGAGCCGGTCAAGCAGAGAGGCAATCTCATTTTTGAGCTGGGACTGTAAGGCCATGAGGTCAGACAGCACAACGGGGTCTGTAACCGCACCGCCGGTAGCTTCAATCTTCTTTTGGATTTCAGAGCGGAGCGACTGCAAGGTACGCAGCAGTTCCTCGTAGAGAGCGATACGCTCCGGGCGAGCGCACTGCATATCCCGGTTTAGGAGCCGGTAGAAATCGTCAAAGCATTTTGAGACAGCCGGACGCAGTTCAGTGGGCAGATTGTTGAAATGCTTCTGGAAGTTTACGGTATCGTTGTAAAACACGTCCTCGCTATGATTGGGACGGTCTGTATATCCAAGCAGGTAGTCGGTGGAAACACCGAAATACTTCGCCAGCAGGCAGACGGTATCGAGGTCTGGTTGTTTGCCCTCGGTCTCGTAGCCAGAGACGGTGGAACGCTTTTTGTAAATGATTTTTGCTATATCCTCTTGCGTGAGATTACGCTCTTTACGCAGGGATATGAGGCGGTTTGCGAATTTTGACATAGTAATGCACCTCCAAAGTTTGATTATACCGGGTTTGCCCCATTTTGTGTAGTGATTGCCCCGAAAGTCGGCAAAATATAAAAAATAACCGAATATTTCTGGGAAAATGGTTGACTTTGCCCCAAACAGAAACTATACTATAATCACAGCAACCCAAACGGGGGCAAAATGATTGAGAAAGGAGCAAGACATGAGAGCAAAGCTGAAAGCGTTGCGGGAAGCCAACGGCTACACCCAACAGACGTTAAGTGACGCTATCGGAATGAGCCGTAGCCACTATTCACAGGTCGAGAGCGGAGACAAACAACCGTCGCTGAAACTGGCACTCCGCATTAAGCGAGCTTTGAACTACTACGGTGACGACATTTTCGATAACACAATGCCGCCAGTAAGAAAGCGATAAATTTTTTTGCCCACGAATGGCCCAAAACGGGACATTCAAGACATAGATAGAGCAAAAACAGAAGAAAATATGACGCTGTAAGCGTCGAACCCCTTGTTTCAATCTATGAAAATTTTACACCGGGAGGAGGCGAAAATAAATGGCGAGGCAGGCAACAAAAGCCTGTGGCAACAGGTACTACGAGGCACGAATGAGGGCAGCAATGTACAACGAGAAGTTCTTGACACGAGCCGGGGCGGTAGAAAGCCTACCGGGTGTGACGGAGGACAGCCTCAAGAAATACGAGCTTGACATCAACCGGCCACCGAACATCGTTGTAGCTCTCATGGCGGATGCCTATAACGAGCCGGAGCTGAGAGCGTGGTACTGCTCGAATGAGTGTCCGCTCGGTAGAGATTGCAGAGAGATACCAGAAATGCCAGCAGAGAGAGCGTTGATAAGACTGCAGAACTCAGTTTACGAAATGCAGGAGGTTACACGTCAGATTGGAAAACTCATGGAGGACGGGAAACTCTCGGAAGAAGAAAAACAGGCAGTTCCGAGCATTAGAGAACAGTTGTTGGAGTTCCGGCGCAGAGCTGATGAAACTCTTGCAGTTCTCGAAAAGGCCGTAAAACAGGGAATATTTACATAGTCGAAAGGAGGTACGGAATGGTTGAGGCAAATATCGTCAGAGACTTTACCATATGCAACACCCGGATAAAGATTGCTGACGATTATTGCAGAACAGCCGGGGAAGCCAAGCAGATATTGAGAGATATAGCGGCACAGGCTCAACGGCAGTTGATAGCAGCAGCTTCAATCAAGCGTTATGGACAAGAGGAAAATGCGAACAGTGCCGCCAATGGTGGTTAGCATAGCAGCCGGAGTGATGTTCTTCACCGCCGGGGTGTACGCAATCAAAGGCAGTGCCACAATGCAGTTGCAGAACACAGAACATCGGACAATCGTATCGACACAGGCGGAAAGCCCGACGGTGGAAATCAGCCAGAGCGAACTCACCTACACGCAGTCACCGACCCCTACATACCAGAGCTTAGTCAAGAGCCGGGATTGGGACACAGAGGAAAGCCAGATGTTAATGCAAATTGCAATGGCGGAGGCAGAGGGAGAGGACACGGAGGGAAAAGCACTTGTAATGTGCGTAGTGCTTAACCGTGTATGGAGCGAGGGCTTCCCGGACAGTATCGAGGAGGTAATCTTCCAGCCGAAACAGTTCAGCCCGGTATGCGAGGGCGGCAGGTACTACACGACAGAGGCGGACGCAGATTGCAGAGCGGCGTTGGAAATGGTTATGAGCGGCTGGGACGAAAGCGAGGGTGCGCTGTACTTCGAGAGCTGCGAAAACAGTAGTTGGCACAGCCAGAACCTTGAACTGTTATTCCAGCACGGCGGCCACAGATTTTACAGGTAGGAGGCGCAGGACAATGACAAGAGCGCAGGCGAGACGCAAGAAAAGACGCAAGGCGAAAATGCAGAGAGCATTAGGATGGACGCTAATATTCACATTTGAATTTATCGTGTCGGCAGCACCGGCAGCGATTACAGCAGCATTTTTAATTCCAATGGCAAATGCCAGCAGATATTATCCCGGAATTGGGGGAGAGTGGATTGCAATTATGCTTGTATTCTGCTTGGTATTCAAGGCAGTGCATGAGCGCATTTGCGACTGGATTTTCGAGGAGGAATAAACAGGAATGGCATATTACAACACTTGCCCGGATTGCGGAAGCAATCTTGACCCCGGAGAGACCTGCGAGTGCAGGACACGACAGCAGTTCCAGACAGGAGGGACAGAAGATGTCAGAGGCAGATTTGAAACAGGAAGCAGAGCAGAGGCTCGGCACAGAGATAGAGAGCTCAGAGTGGGATAAGGCAAAGAGCTACGCAGAGCGTAAGCTCAAGGGCATTATCGAGAGATTTGGAGACGAGGGAGGAATAAGACAGGAGCCTTGGTATTTAGCCCAGCTCATAGCTGAAACGGTTCAGCAGAATAGATTCTCTCGGATAACGATTGAACTCATGGAGCTTAACCGATACGCAGACATGGAGATAAAAAAAGGACAGCCCGTGTCATAAACACGAACCGTCCACTACGCTGTATCTCCATTGTAGCACGAAATTTTTCGGATTACAAGGAGGAATATTTATGGACAACAAAAACACATTACAGATTACGGCCCAGTACCCGGCGGAGAGATACAACCTGCTGGTGCCTATGCAGACCGTAGCTGAGATTGCGGAAATCCACAAGCCGGTAATGAACGCCGTACAGATTTCCACGAATGAGGCCGACAAGGAAATTTACTTACAGGACAGAAGCAAGGCGAAAGCCGACGGCTGGGCCTTAACCAAAAAGGGCCTCAACAAGCTCATGCGAGCCGCAGGCATTAAGATTTTGGGAACACGCCCGATTATCCCGTCCACCTGTCAGAAGTGCGCAGAGGTCAACAAGAGCATTGGCAGGCCGGTCAACTGCGGAACCTGCGGTAACAAAGATGTGAAGTTTGAGGCAAGGATTTCCGTACCGCAGCTTACCGGGGAAAACATCGAGATTGTGGCCCACAAGGAAATCATCGTTGACGATGTTTCGGTAGGCATGACGGAGTTTCAGAAAAAGGAATTTTTGAAGTTCCGCTCGGAAATGTGCGAGACCAAAGCAATCAACAGAGCCTTGAGAGCGGCTATGCACATCAAAGGCACTTACAGCCTCGCAGAGCTGGCAAAGCCGTTTGTTGTGGCGTACCTCGTACCAAACCTTGATAACGAGGCGGTAAAGGCAGAGGCGGTCAGACATTTCTTTGCATCGGCGCAGGAGCTTTACGGCGGACATAACACAGAGGCCAGACGTGCAATCTTTGTTGAGGACGACGTAGAGGAGGGCATGGAGTACGAGACACCGGGAAAGCCGATTGAGCAGCCGGAGAACGCAGCCTACAAGGAAGCCCCGGCGGAACCGCCAAGAGCCACGCAGGAACGCCAGCAGGCGGCAGCAGAGGCGGCCCCGGACTTTGACCCGAATGTGTGCGTTGAGTGCGGAGTAAAGGTCAGCAACGGCGTTGTGAGATACAGCCAGCAGCAGTATGGAAGAACCCTCTGCATGGCTTGTCAGAGAAAACAGGGAGGTAATCAGTAATGGCAATCAGAATTTTACATACAGGTGATTTACATATCGGGAATTTCCCCGGCCCGGAGGAAAACGGGGAGAACGTGAGATTTAAGGACATCTGCAAGTGCCTTGACGCACTGGTAGCAGGCGCAAAGGAACAGAAGCCGGACATTGCGGTAATCGCAGGCGACATCTTTCATCAGGCCAGAGTTTGGAGCGACAGAGGATTGAAAGAGCAGCAGACGGCGGTACGCTTCCTGCGTGAGCTGGAAAGAATTTGCCCGGTAGTGGTTATGAGAGGAACCCCGAACCACGACAGCGAGGAGCAGTTCAAGACGCTTGACAGCACCTTTTACGGCGACGACAGCGTACACATCATCACGGAGCCGGACGTAGGAACATACCACAGCTACGACGGCAAGGCGGTACAGATTGCGTGTCTGCCGGGATTTGACAGAGGCTTTTACAGAGCAAAGCACCCCGGCCTCTCCAAAGAGGAGGAAAACGAGGTATTCACACAGTCAATCGCAGATTTGATTGTGGGCCTCAAGGCACAGTGCGACGCAGGCAGCCCGACGGTGCTGGTATCACACTACACGATTACCGGGTGCAACATGGAGAGCGGGCAGACGGCATTCTTTAGCCAGTTTGAGCCAGTTGTTTACCCGGACACGCTGCAGGCGGCAGACTTTGACCTCGTGTGCTTCGGACATATTCACAGACCGCAGCAGCTCGACGGCTGCAAGAACACATTCTACTGCGGAGCGATTTCAGCCCTCAACTTCAACGACGAGGGACAGGAGAGAGGCTACTGGCTGCACGATGTAGAGGACGACGGAACGGTACACTCCACATTCCAGCAGCTTCCGACAAGGCAGTACAAAACAATCCGCCTCAAGGACGAGGACGTAGCGGAGATTATCAATGCAGACAGGGCGGAGGATAAGTTCCCGTTCCCGGTGCCGGACGTAAAGGGAGACATCGTGAGAGTTCTTTACGACTGCACGGACGAGCATAACAAGGCATTTAACCATACGGTGTATGAGGCAGCACTCTACAATGTGGGCGGAGCCTTTTGGGTACAGGAGATTACACCGCAGAAAATCAGTATCACGGTAGATAAAAAGAGTATGGACGCAGACGGAACCCCGGAGAGCAATCTGGCGGAATACCTTGCAGAGAAAGAGTTCACGCCTGAACGCCTCGGAGAGATTATCGAGCTGGCAAGACCGATTATCGCAGAGGCGACGGAGAAAGCCACGACAGAGAGACATACAGGGCTGTTTGTCCCGGTTGAGATTGAGGTCAAGAACTACCGCAACTACCGTGAGGAGATGTTCTCATTCGAGGATATTCGCTTCTGCACCATTAACGGCAGCAACGGCGTAGGAAAGAGCAGCTTATTCATGGACGCAATGGCGGACGCTCTTTTCGAGGAAACCAGAGAGGGCGAACTCACCGGCTGGATTTGCAATGACCCGGACGCTCGAAGTGGCGCAATCAAATTCACATTTAAGCTGGGCGAGAGCCTTTACAGAGTAACCAGAACCCGTCAGAAGTCCGGCAAGGCAACACTGAATATTTCAGAATTTGTTGAGGGCGAATGGGTAGACCGCTCTAAGGAGAAGTTCAAAGACACCCAGCAGGAAATCATCAACATCATTGGTATGGATAGCCTCACGCTTAAAGCCTGCGCCCTTATCATGCAGGACCAGTACGGCCTCTTTTTACAGGCAGACAAGGAAGCTCGCATGAATATCCTCGGAAATATCCTCGGTCTCGGCATTTACGCCGGAATGGAGGAACTGGCAGCGGACAAAGCGACAGAGACCAACAGACAGATAAAACAGTTGCAGGATAAGACGGACGTTATTTTGTCGGGCCTGCCGGACAGAGCAGAGCTTGAGGCGCAGATTGCAGCGGAGGAGGAAACCAAAGCAACCTACGAGCAGGCAGCAGCGGTAAAGACAACGGAGATTGACGGCCTCAAGGCAAAGCTCAATACGCAGTTAGAGGCAGCAAGCCGTGTTATCAAGCTCAACGGTAAGATTACCACCCTCGGAACACAGAAAGCCACCAAAGAGGCAGCAAAGACCTCACAGGTAGGCATTGTGACGGCAGCGGACACTATTCTCGCCAAAGAGGAGGAAATCACGGCGGGCGTAGCAACATACAACGGATTGCTGGAAAAGGAAAAAGAGCTGATTAAGGGCAAGGCCACATACGATAACCTTGAGCAGAGAAAGAAGCAGCTCAAATCCGCCATTGACCTTGCGGAGAAATCTGCAAAGGAACTGGCGCAGAAAAAAGCAGCGATTACGCTCGTGAAGATTGGGCCGCTTGAGGCAGCCATTTCCCGTGCTGCGGAGCTGGAAGAAAAGCACCAGCAGTACGAAAGCACCGCCGGAAAGATTGCGGAACTGGAAAAGGGATTGCCGGAGTACACGGAGCAGAGACAGGCGGTACTTGATGCAGAGGTGGAGCTGGAGCGACTGGAAGCAGACTACGAGAAAGCGAAAGAGAAGCTGTCATACCGCATTACGACCCTTAAAGGCAAAGTAGAGCTTCTTGACAACAGCGGTTGCCCGGACGTAGAAAAGGCGAGCTGTAAGTTCCTTGCGGACGCACTGAAAGCAAAGAAAGCATTGCCAGAGGCGGAGGCGGAACTCGCTTCCCTTGAGACAGAGTACGCAGCTAACCGTCAGAGCCTTTCAGATTCAGAGTATTCTCAGAAAGATTGAGGGTATTCTCTACGGCAAGGAAATCATCAAGTCCGACGACGAGAGGGCAATCGAGAAGTTGGAGGAGAAACTGGAAGATTTGAAGAAGCTGCAGGAACTTATGAAAGCGGCGAATAAGGCTATCCGCTTGAAAGATACAGAGGCGGGCGACGACAGACTGAGAGAGCTTGGTTTCAGCGAGGAGGAAATCAAGAAGCTGCGCACCCCGGATTTCTGCAACAGATTGGGTTATGCGAGCTATGAACTCACGAACAACAATGCGAATATCCACCGTATCGAGGGGCGTATTAAGAGCCTCAAGGCGGCCAAAGAGAGAGGAACCTCGGAGCAGGAGTTCAAGACCTTTAAGGCGGTGGAGAACACGGAAGCCATGCGATACCAGATTATCTTCGACGGAAAGCCGGAGGCAGATGTCCGTACCCTGCTGAAATCCAACGGGTTCAAGTGGGCTCCGTCGCAGGGAGCATGGCAGCGTCAGATTACCGCAAACGGTAAGTGGGCGTTCAACAGAGTTATTGAGAAGTTAAAGGAAATGGAGGAGGAATAAGGTATGCTGCAAAATCTCAAATATTACAAGGAGAGCCGGGCCATGCAGGAGGCCGTAGAGGGAGAAATCCACAAGCACGGCCAGTATTACACCACCTGCGTAATCGGGGTATATTCACTCACGAGCGGTATTAAGGCGTTCCCGTGCGGGATTGGGGACGACTACGAGCTGAAAGGCGAGGAGCTGGTACAGGTGCTTGAGTTTATCCAGAAGCAGCGAGAGGCAATCGCCTCCCGCTACCTTGTTAAGACCTACGAGGGCTGGCAGGAAAGTGGCTTCCCGACATTCGAGGACTACTGTAAGCCGGGAGATACCGTGGACGAGGCAATGGTGGACTACTTTATGAACTGCGTACCGCCGGTTTCTATGAGTAGTTCGTGTGCGCAGGCAGGCGAGGCGTACAACCATGTGCCGGACGACAAGAACAGATACAGAGCAACCTATCTGACGTTTGTACGTCTCTCGTCCTCTCAGTGGCGATTTGCCGGGTATTGTTACGCCGGGGAGACAACTAACCGGGTAGAGGTGGAAACGGGCCTTGAGAGGCGCATTAAGGAGGCAAGGACAAATGGATAAGGACTACAAAGAGAAGATTAGAAAACTGCTGGCGTTGGCAGAAAGCCCGAATGAGCATGAGGCACGGGCGGCACTTCTGAAAGCCCGCCAGCTCATGGCGGAGCATAAGCTCACGGAGGCGGAGCTGAAAGATGTTGAGAAACAGCAGGTAAAGGACGTGAGAACCGACATCACCTGCAGCAAGAGGAGAGACCCGTGGATAGTAAGCCTCTCGGCGATTATCGGAGAGAACTATTGCTGCAAAGGGTACAGACACCGCAGGTACGGAGAACAGACGAACTGTATCGGGTTTATCGGCCTTGAGGACGACGTAGAGATATGCGTCGCAGTTTTCAAATACGCCGTCGATTGCGTCCTCTCAGAGATTAAGAACATCAAGAAAGAGAACGCCTGCTATTACAGCTACTATGTAAAGAGGCTCTGCAACAGTTACGGCTATGGATTTACCGCCGGAGTTTCGGAGGCATTCAGAAAGCAGCAGGAAGAAAATGAGCAGGGCTGGGGATTGGTTCTGGCTATGCCGAAAGAGGTCGAGGAGGCTTCGCAGTATTTGGGACATGAGCAGTTCCAGAGCCGGGCGCAAAAGCATTTACAGGGCAGCGAGTATTACAGAGGTTTTGAGGAGGGGACGGAGTTTGACCCGACAAAGAGACTGGTCGAGGAGGCGACGGTATGAGCGCAGGATATGACAAGCTGAAAGCAGCGGTTGACAAGGATTGTGTAAAGGACGGCGGAACCATACACCCGGAGGGGTGTGTGGCCTGCGGAGGAAAGTGCTCCCATAAGTATTGCGATAAGTTCAAGTGGGTTATCGACAGAGCCAAAGCCTATGGGGAGGCTACCGGGCTGAACTGGGAGGATGTTCTTGACGGCTGGGAGACCGACAGAAACTATTGGTACATGAACTACTATCAGGACTGTAACCAGCCGGAAATCAAAGCAGGGAAAGCGAGGGTATTCGGAACGATACTTGAGTTGAAAGAGGCTATCGGAGAAATGAAGTTCCGTTGCCCGTCCTGCGGAAAAGAAAGTCCGAACCCTTATGAATGTAAGGCGTGTGGTTGGAAAGTTTACGGCCTGCTGGGAGACATGGGGAAAGGCGTTTTTGTCTATGTAAAGGAACAACTCATAGGAGAGACCATGTTCATGCCGATATCTTGGGAGGAGGACAAAGTATGATTTTCAGAAACGGCACCCACGCAGAGGAGTGGGCGGCAGCAATCTACCGGGCAGACGCACACCGGGACGACGATACAGCGAACCCGTACTTCGGGGCGAGCCTCTTTCTTATCACGGCGGTTCCGGGCCTGTATGACCGGGTAAAGGAACACATTCACAACGGCTGGGCGGACTATTCGGAAATGCTTGAAATGAACCTATCCAGTGGCGAGAGGCTTATTGTCGAGCTGGCCGGGAACTTTTACAACGGCGGTTTCTTCGACGGATACAAGCCGTCGGACATTATCGAAAAATTGGACGCAGATACCGTGGAGTTGGTCGCCAGAGCCTTTGTACTGCGGAGCCAGCGCATTGACATGAATACGATTTTTGACTGAAAAAAGTTGAAAAAATTTCCCGGAAATGGTTGGGTTTCGGAACTCAAAAGAGTATAATATAATTACAGTCAAGGGAAACCAAGACGAGTAAGGTGGCAGGTGCCAGAAAGGAAAAAAACATGGACGAGGAAATGAACTTAGGCGAACAGCTCAGAGAACTGGCAGAAGAAAACCAGACCAGAAAAATCCTTGAAATCCTCACTACTTGCGAAACACTTGAGGAAGCAAAGGAAAAAGTAAAAGCCCTGCTTAATAAATAAGCAGAGCCTTACCGGAAACAATGTGGGAGCGGTACTTGCCGCCGCTCCTATATTGCTTAACAAGTATATCACGCCACGACAGAAAAGGCAAGAGACAGGAGGAGTGAAGATTGGCAAAAATCGGGCGACCTCTCAAGGAAAAGACCGTATTATCGCATGATGTCAAAGTCCGTCTTGATGACGAGACCTACGACAGATTGCTCATGCACTGCGGAAAGAACCATGAGAAAGCCGCAGTTATCAGAGAGGCACTGAAAGTGTTCCTCGATACGGCAGGAGTACCCCGCCGGGAGGACGGCGCAGAGTGAAAAAGACAGGCAGAAAGCCGCAGATTATTTCCGGCACGGAAAAGACCGAATACCGCCGGAATGGTTCAGAATATTTTCGGAAACACTTGGAACGGGCATGGAATTTCCAAAAATAAATCATTTAACGGTTAATTTAATTAACGAGTAACAGAGGGAAGAAACACCTGTATTCGAGAGTTTCCGAGGAGAAAACAGAACTATTCCGGCATTTCGGAAGTACAATAGTTACATAATCGCTCATTTGAGAGCGAAAACACCACAAAGTAAAGTATAGTAAAGTAAAGGAAAGTAAAGTAGATAATATTTATGCGATAAAGGGAAAGGAGGTTACACTATGGCTCGTAGATTTAATAATACAGCAAAGTGTTCCAATCACCTTACGGCAGAGGAGAAGTGGGAGAGAGAAACCACACAGCTCCGTGCGCTTGCTACCTCACAGTTTGGGGAGTATTGCAAGAACCGTTTCAACGTCCCGGAGGTGGATGAAGCGGAAAAGGCGTTCAAGGAAGCCTTGCAGCAGATTTCAGACCCGGAACTGAGAAACACGCTCGACATGGCAACGGGGAAAATCTCATACGCCTATGAAATCTTAGGATTTTGTGCGGGACATTTTGCGCAGGACAGCAGGAGCCGGGCCGCATTTTTTTAG